AGCGCGGGAAGTTTAATGTTTTGTAGTTGATAAGCCGTTTAAGATTTGTTCCATAGTGTTCAAAAAAAAAGCGCGCAGCTCGTCGTCGGCATCTATCGCGTCGCGTTTTCTCTGCAGTGTTTCGGAATTTATTATATAAGGATTCTCGCCGTCGATGTACAGAAAATACATACCCGCCTCAATTATCAAATCATCCACTTTGATAGATTTCATACGATATAACAAATCGTTAATTGAATCGAGCGACTGAGTATGAAATTCGCGTAATTTATCGCGGGTCATACTTTGCCATGGCATTTCCTGTATTGATTCTTTTATCTTATTGATACGCTCGGTTATATCGTCTTTCTTAATGCCGTAGTCGATTGCTAATATAGCTTCTTCAATCCGCTGCGCCCGTTCCCGTGTCAGGTTTGCAGGGTTTTTTAAGATATAAAAATTATTATCGTTCCGGTCGGTATAACATCGCGTTAATTCGATTCTTTGGGACGTCGTTTCAGGGACGTATGTCGATAACCATTTTGTATAGTTGCGCTCGTTTTTATCAGCGCGGGAAATGCTACGTAAAAATAATTTAAACATTTTTTATTAAAAGTTTGGTTATTAAATAAAGTCGCCGTAAATTTGTATCAACAAAGAACGAAACAACATCTAAACTTTAAAAAACGAACGATCATGAACACTTTAACAGCACCAAAACAAGCTAAAAAAATTGAAGTTTTAACAGCTAAATTGAGATGTGGTACATTAGTATTTGCAAAAAATCACAAAACATACGGTATAAATGCAGTTACTTATTCAAATGTAACTCAGGCTAATAACATGAAAGCTAAATTACAAATTCAAGGCGTAAATTGCTTTGTTTTTCAAGGCATAAGTTCAAGAGTATTTTTTATTAAAATATTAGACTAACACATTAGCCTCGCATCGCGGGGCTTTTTTAATACATTCTACCATTTGCCAAAAATCTATTATCCCAGACGTTAACCTGTTCGACAAAAAAACATCCGTTCGGTTCAATGTTCACAATCGCGAAACCGTTCGCCCACAGCTGACGATTAAAACGATTCATGTAGGTGAAACTTTTACTATTTATATCGAATAATCCTCCGATGTTAAACGCGGCACGGTTACCAGTGTGAAAACATTGAACTCGGTGAGTATGTCCAAACATAACACTATGAGAAGTTCTATCAAGGTGTGTTTTTGCAGCGTGTACCCCTATGTAAATTCCATGAACTACATCTAAGTGAGTTCCGAGTGTGAAAAAATCAGACTGCCAATCAGTTTTTACAATCCATCCGCGTTCTGTTAATCTGAGCGCCTCAATCGGATCAACTAACGCACCGCCATATTTTGCGTTATCTTTGTCAGCTACGTGTCTGAAATATCTATCCTCATGATTTCCGTACAAAAATAGTTTTTTTACTCCTTTGTTAGCTGCTTGTTCTAATTCGTCAATACCCTGCAATCCGTCTAAGTATTCATCTTGTAATGTCAATCCTGATAAGTTTTTCAAACTGTCAGCGTTATAACTGCCAAGCGTGTATAAGTCCAAATAATCACCCGCTAAACAAATTCCGTGTAAATTAGATCCTAAATCGTTAATCAATTTTAATAATTTATTCCATAGTACCTGATTATGAAACGGCCGATGAACATCAGAAACAACTATCCAGCGTTCACCGGTCGCAGGTGGCAAAGTTAACGCGTTAGGGGTCATGTCTTTGGCCTGCTCGATTAGTGCCTCCCATTCGCGGCGCTGTTCATCGGTTTGATATGTTAAACGTGGTCTTAATTGTTTCATTGAAAAATAATTTAAAAATAAATTGCAAAAAGTTTGTGTTTTTAAAAAACCCGCCGTATCTTTGATTCATCATAAAGGGAAAACGAATTATTTTTTAACCTCTTAAATCTAAAGCCATGTACTTAAGAACAATATTTGCAGAAATGAAATCTCAGATTCAGAACATCGAATTTACTATTAACAGCGCTAAAGCTGATGAAATAGTTAAAAATCGCGGTCGCGAGAATGTAAAATGGTCAACATATGGCTCAATTTACTCGCTTTTAACTGCGGAATCAGTTGCAAAGGTTGAGCGATTAGGTTCTGCAATTGGTTTAAATGCTCATGACATGATCAGCTTTCTAACTTTGAAAAGTTACGATTTTAAATATTATCTCTCTTTGGTTAAATAACAAATAAGCCGCTCAAATCGAGCGGTTTTTTTTATTTATAATATCCATGTATTTTCGAATGTGTACTACTTCGGTCTGATTATGATTTCTTTTTTGAGGCTCTTTCATAATTTTACAATTTTATATCTTTACAAAATGTATTCAATAAATAACGTAGGTTATCGAGTAAGTCGGCCTGTTTTTCATCGCCTTTACCCTTAATGATTCCGCGGCTATTATTTGATTTAATCCGTAAAACATCCATTCTCAGGGATGGACATTTGTCCTCATAAATCTGAAAGTCTGGGCAGGTGCTGATTATTGTGTTAACCTGTACATAGCTCTCAGCGTGCAACGGGTTTGCCTTAGGTACAATTATTCGATCAGTGCTAACCTGCAATTCATCCTGAATAATCTGATAGTATGTTTTCGGCACTTTCTGACGTCCGTCGCTTCGATCTCCTGATGCGTCACCTGTTATTAAAATCGGAACGGCGCACGGGAAACGGTTTTTAATCTCGGCGCCTTCATACCAGGCGCCTATCTTCTTGCCTGTTTCTTGAAATATCCACTCTCGTATAGCTTGGCAAGTGTCATAAATCGAAGCCTCACCGCGCTCAATGCTTCCGATTTTAAACTCCTTAACGATATGAACGCCGTACCGGTATCGCGTCGATTGCTGATCAGCTAAACTTAATACTGTTTTTTTACCTACAGCCGCGGTCATCGGTATTTTATTAAAGTCAAAACTTAAAAACAGCTGTTCAGTCTGCCAATTTATTTTTTTTGACGGCTGAAATACTTTTTGTTGTAATGTTTTTTCTTTTAGCACATATACCCAAGCTTCACCAGAATAATCTACAAATATAGATTTATATTCTTGCTCAAATGTAAGCCTGTCAAGATCTCGGCTCGCATCATCAACCTCAGCGGGGTCTATCATCGGGTTATCGGTCGTTTCCATACGGAACGTTATCCAATTCGATGATCCTGTGTCTGATTGTGGTAGGTCCGCATCGCCATAGCAGTTAATTTCACAAGCGCCCGCACGACTGCCATTTTGACATAAACGATACCAATAATTATCTTTTCCTGATGCCGTTCCAATAAAAAACGCTTCGCCTTTGTAGTCCGTTAACGTCGGACGTGCTACTGTTTTCCAATGATATTCCAAAATATGAGAAGGTATTTTCTGAGTTTCCTCATAAATTACGCGGTGATATTTTCGTCCGCGGCCCTTATCTTTTCGGCCTTCATCGCCGATACTCCAAACCTCTAACAAACCACCACCTATAAACGTCATAATTTTCTCAGAATCATTTTTCTGAGTTATTATTCCGCCCTCATTTGACATCTTGAAAACTTCGACTATCTTATTCCAGCTTTGGGCAAAGTCTTTGAAGTCATCTAAAAATATACCTACTTTTTTACCCTCAAATACTGCAGGAGCAATTAAAGGCAATGCAACCGACGTTATTAACTCAGTCTTACCAAAACGACGCGCGCAAACGATACAATTAAACCTCCTATGTGTTTTTTGTATTCGCTGCTGACCTGCATGCGGTTTGTAAAGTTCTATGTTAATATTCCGTGCCAATTGTCTATGTGGTGGGTGGGTAAATTATGTTAATATTGACGTCTTTGTTTTCCGCTGCGTTTTCGGATTTCGGTTCAATTATTCCGTAATTGTGGCCCAATAATAATTTGGTCATCTGTGGATTAGATTTACCATCTAAGCCGCGCTGTACCTTATTAGTCAGAATTTTAGACTTTGCGCGCGAAATTAACACCGAAAATTCTGATCGGACTTGATAGTTCAAAAGTGTATCAGCATCGACGTCTAAATAGTCAGCTAATCCGTAGACCGTATAAGGAATAGGATCAGGCATATCGATAATTTCAAAATAATCTTTGGTTTTTACTATTTCTTTTTTTGTCCGAGCGTCGCAATATTCGAAATAACCTTCGATTCTTTTTTCTAACTCTTTAGGTTCTTTAAATATTAAAGGGCGACCTGCTAACTCTTTTACCTTGTCTTTCATTCTTTGACTGTTTTAAACAATTTTGATAATGTTTTGGTATCTATGTATAACTTTAAAAAAATAATGCCTTAAAACTGATATTTTTTAGATTGGTTGTAACGACGGCACAAATATAGTAATTTTATTTTGATAAACCGATTGGATACTAAAATAATTCAAAACAGTGTTTAGTTCAAAAACTAAACAAACTAAACACCAACTAAACACAAAACTAAACACGGAAACACCCATCTATACTATATTATATACTATCTATATAAATATATATATATATATAAGGGGTACATGATGTGTGAGATTTTTGTTATTAGTGTTTTTACCCTAAAATATATTTTAATATTCTCCTATACCCCCCTGTTTAGGAAAAAATCACTATACACGTAAAACGTTGATATTCATAGTCTACGGTGTTTAGTTTAAAAACTAAACATCTGAGATTTGGCCGTAAAAAATTGAAATCAGTTTTTTAGGTCGAATCAGTTTTTTAAAATCGATGTTTAGTTTTTTATCGCGTCGGCCAAAAAAAAACATCTGTCACGAATCAAAATAAAATATTATATTTGTGTTTTACTAAATATAAACTATCTAAAAATGAAAATTTCAGGCAAAGTTATCCATGTTGGAGAAATTGAAACATTCGGAGCTAAAGGATTTCAAAAACGTATTTTTGTCATAAAAACCGATGAAAAGTTTCCACAAGAATTACCCTTTGAGCTGTCAGGCGAAAAACTTACATTGATTAACGATTATGACCCAGCGAATGAGGATTTAATCGAGGTGGAATATAACCTAAAGGGCCGCCCGTGGAATGGTAAGTGGTTTATAAGTGCTGAGGCTTGGAGAATAACCGGAACGCCATCGAAGGCCAAAAGTAACGGCGGCGGTGGTGGTAACGGCGGCGGTTATGTAAAACCTGAAGAGATTGAAGGAGACCTACCTTTTTAAATTAAAAAAACCCGCACATAATCTGTGCGGGTTTTTTGTTATAAATATCGTTTTAATCTTTCTTGAATCAGCGCCCAAAACTCAACCGCGCGCGTTTCAATCAATTGTATGAGTTCTTCATCGCGTTTAATATTGTGTATCGCGATTTGCAAATGTTTCGGGAACCTCGGATCGTAACTAACAAAATCGCACCATTTGCGGCCCGTTATCCATAAATAACCTTGAATCTGATATTTATAATCTTCGTACTGAGTAGGCTGTAAAATATTACTAAGGTGATTTGCAGAGTTTGACGGGCATTTTATTTCGATTATGCCATCGTCATAAACTAAACCGTCAGGAATACCCGCGACAAAATCATAAATTGGGTGAGGTATTGATTCGTCAATTGTTGGGACGGTGCAGAATCTTTCAATCTCATAACTGGCGCGTGCTACGGGTTCGTAAGTGTTGCCGTGTTCGAGTGCCTTAGCGCTGATTTGTTCGCGCTCAACGCCTAAAATATCCATTATAACCTCATCAGCGTAACTAATCGCGGTTTGTGTAAATTCAGATATTACCTGACTTGGCGGCATAGCGTTCATAATCGCGGTTAATTCAGGTATTGTCGTTTTTTCAGGAACTGTTCCACCGTTGGCGGTTATCCAGTCTATAATATCCTGTTTTTT